ATGAAGCCAGAGCTTGAGTTTCCGTAATGTCTTCGATCAAGCGGCTGTACTCATAGTGCTTGTTCACCAACACCTGAACTTCTGACTCAGTAGCGGCTTGCAGGGTCACTTGTGTAGATGCAGCCTTGAGAGCAGCAGCACCACGAGTGGGCTTAGGAATGTGCAAAGTGTCGCCCTTTTTGCCCTTGAAGGACATTTTAGAGACGAGGTTCGCCATAACGAGGTTTTGCTTGTAGGCTGCGATGATTTCATCAGACCACAATTCAGGGATGAACGTTGCACCAGTTGTATTGGTGACGTGATTAGTTCCGAGTGCCATAAAAATTCTCTTTCAAAATGGTTATTTAACACGACCCTCCGCATATGCAGCCATAATTTCATCAGATAGCTGTTGATAACGGTCAGGGTTTGTACGCATGAGTTCGATGATGTCGGCTCTGCGATAGGTTTTCTTACTTGCTGTCTCACCAGACCCTTTGGACGAACCAGTGGAGGCTGCTTTGACTGCTTGCTTACGCTGTACTTTCTCGACTTCTTTTGATTGGTTGACTACTTGATTTCTTTCTTTCCAAGTAGTAATCAACTCATTCGCAGCGTCAAAATCGTAGGAGCGATCTGCTCGACTAAATAACTCTTGCCTAACCTTGCTCTTGTTAATCCATTCAGAGAAGCTACCGTCATTGACGACTTCAGTAAAATCAGGATGTGCAGACTTTAGGTTAGCCAGCGCTTCTGCCTTCTTCATTTGTGCCGAGAGCTGTTCTGCCTCGCGCACCTTCGGATGCTTGGAAATAGCTGATGCAATAGCCTTGTCGGGATCGGTAAAGAAATCTACCTCTTCCTCGACTTCTGGGGCTTGTTGTTTTTGTGTGACGGTTTGGGCTTGTACAAAGTCATCTACAATTCGTCGAAGTTCCCCGACTTCACTTCCTTGCTTGCCGATTGCGCGTTCGGCCTCTTGATGCATACGAACAATATCTTTAACAGACTTGCCCTTATACTTATCAGGAATGTCATCTTCTGTATCTTCCGGTTCAGGTTCCTGTTCAGGGGTTTCCTGTTCCTGCTCATCCTCGATAGATGAATACTCTTCTTCGTCTTGTTGCGACTCGTCGCCTTCGTCAATAAATGTTGCCATTAAACTCTCCGTGCTAATAAGCATTGTGGAATATAACTTATGTGCTTGTGCTTATTCAGCGGCACTCTTTCTTTCCTGCGCCATCTTCTCGTTTCGCTTCCGTTCCCACTGCATTGCAGCTCCGGGAAAATCTCCGGTCACGCCCTCAAGTTTGACCATAGGCTTGCTAACGATACGAATAGCAGGTTGACCACACACCTTACAATTGGTTGTTCGGAGTTCCGAATCAATGTAAGCTTCTGTGAGATGGTCATCTCCGCAGATAAACTCATAGATACGCTTAGGCATTTACTTCCCTCTCAAAGTCCTCGTAGCTGTTTTTAATCGCTGACTCGTAAGAGAGAACTCGCTGTACCGCTTCTATTTGTCCTCTGCGAAACCAGAATTGCTTTTCATCTGGGATGGTAGTAATATCTTGAAGAATGTCCATATTGTCGGATATATCTTCTATGTATTGCTTCCAGCCCTTTGAGGCAAACAAATCTAGTAATGTTTCGTAATAATCTTGTAGTTCTTTGTCCATCTCTTTATCCTTTCATAATGTGGAGAGATGTTGCTATTATACCACACTTTTATAAATTTGTCAAGTGTTTTTGTTCCTCATTTGCATTACTGCGATGCGCTCATTGCTCTTAATATCTGCCTCTTTCAAGACAAGCTCAGCAATCTTGGCACGTTTAGCAAACTCAGACTCATCTTCTGACCCACCTTGTAGGTTAGTAGAGATAGCTGCGACAACTTTGGCCTTAACGACCTCTGGCTCAAGTTGGGCTTCAACCGCATACTTCTGAGCACGGGCTTGGGCTTCCATCGCTTGAGACTGGATAAGTTCAAGTTGCGCTTGCATTGTCTGCATCTGCATTTGCATCTGCTGTTGTTGCATTTGCTGCTGTTGTGGGTCAGGCTTAGACACCTCAGCCATCTGCGCGATAATCTCTTCACGGTTAGACAGACCCATGTTGTCCACAACCGCTGTAACCAGCATTGGGTACATTGGACTATCTTGACCAAGCGTCTGCAACAGTTGTACAAGTTGTGTAACCTCATACTCACGAGCAATAACACCCAGAGATGACGAAGGTACAAACTTATAATCGCTGACAGGGTAATGCTCAGGGTCAAACTGCATGTAACGCCACGCTGTCTTCTCAATCATAGGGATTAAGAAAGACTCTTGGAAGTTAATTAGGGTACGCTTGTGGCGTTTGATAATTGCGCCCATCGACATGGACACAGCACCAGCAGCAGCGTCACCATTGATTGTTCCGGGGATGCCAGCAGCGTCAATAGCGCCAGTAGCCATCTGAACCATCTTCTGCAACTCACCAGCCTGAGCGAAGGTCACCTGATCTAGGTTACCAAACTTAAATGGCTGGAGGATTTCAGCAGGGTTGCCGTTAGTGAGGATTGTCTTGCCGGGACGAATCTCTAGTTTAGCCCCACGAGGCATACGAGAGGCATCCATAGCCATCATTGGGTGGACAGTGAGGGCTAGGGCATCGATACGAGCACGAAGCTCAGCATCCAAAGCCTTTTGGCTGTTATAGCCCTTCTCACAGATGCCACGACCCCAGAAGCGAGAGGGTACTACGTCCCAAGGGAAGGCCACAATAGGGCGATCCTGCATCATGTAGGGGTTCTCTTCGATCTTGAGCAGTTGACCACCGTTGGCGATAACAACGATCACCTCAACGTAGCCTTCGTCCTCTTCGTCTTCACCTTCTTCGGGTGTTACTTCTTTGGACAGCTCGTCATCCTCATCATCCTCCATAATCGCAGCGTTATAGAGGTTTCGTGGGATAAGACCATAATACTTGGTTAGTCGGACTTTATCTTCGTCAAAAGAGGTAAGCTCTTTGTCTGCTTCAATGTCTGAATCAGTATCGGCAGACTCAAGATCAACATCCCGATAGATACCATTTTGAATTCCAATCTCTACTTGGTGTTTAGGGACAAACTCGTCAACTGCAACACCCAAAGCATCCTCAATAGAGGTGGCAACAGGGTCAATCAGGAAGTTCTGTGGCAGGATTGGGCGTAACTTGACAACCACACGGTCATCAATGTTAACACCAATCGCTTGCATCGCCCCATCCATGATAGGCTGCGTGGCTGGCTTCATCTCCTTGACTTCCTCAAGCACCAATTCAGCTACAGCAGTACCATAGACAGCGGCGTTGAGGATACACTCGGCTACAGCCTTGCGAGTCTTGGTAAACTGGAAGTCCTCAGACAGTTGTTCGCGCAAGTAGGCGACATCTTGAGGGTTTTGGTCATTGCGGTCATCCCGAATGTCAAACCACTTACCACGACCGAAGGTAGCCTCTTCAACTTCAGCGACTGAACTCTCAACGGCTTGCTGGAGGGCTGGTGAGATGAGACGTGAACGCTCTGAGTCGCGGGTTTTGTCCTCTGCTGACCAGATACCACGCCAGAGACGGTAGTACTCGTCAAACTTCTGCTCGTAATTAGCACTGTAGTGGTCGCGCCATTGGTCTACCTTATCGATAACCCAACTTTCAACCTTCTGGTCTGTATAATCTTTATCGTCGTCCATATTAACACTTCCACTTCTTTAATGCTAGGGCTTTGCGGGTAGGGCTACCGTCAGGTTTCTTCATTGGGCCTTTTACACCGCCCATACGCGCACAGAAAGAATCTTTCCGCGCTCCGCCTTCTGGTTGAGGCCGTTTTAGGTTACTTCCCGTAGCCGCGTTGATGCGTTTACGGCCTGACTCGGACAGACCACCTGTAGGGTTCTTGTCTTTCTTAGTAAGGGATACTTTTTTGTCAGCCATCACTTACCTTTCTTAGGTTTCTTGGCTGTCTTAGCAGATTCCTTGAAATCAGCAGCACTAGGAGCACCTTTACTGCCAACTTTACGCATCTTTTCACCACTACCAGCGGCTATGCGTTTCTTCTTGGCGTTAATATTTGCGTATAATCCGTTTGGCATAGTTAATATCCTGAAATTGTGTCTAGGTACTCGTACTCTTCCTCTTCAAAGTCAAAAACATAGGCTACTTTTGCAAGTTGCTCGATGTAAGACAGTGCGTCAGGCAAGTCATCATGTACTAGCTTGTTTGGAAACTGAAATAATTGGTCTAGGAACTCGTTGTTCCAATCACCTTTGTTGAGTTTGACGTAGCCATTCTCAAAACGCCCTTGCAGCGCCCATACAACACGGTCAGTCTTCTTCTTATTACCGTGTGTTAACTCGTCAACCCTAAAGAATGTCTGGGTTCTCTTCATAATGTCGGTCATGTAGGGCATAACCGCCTGTTTAGCGATACCCTTCTCAATTCCGACAGCTATAGGCTCGTACTTGGCGACAGCATCGAATATCTTCTTGGCTGTTTCCTTGACATCCCACCTGCCGTAGATGATCTCTGCCACCCACCAACCCTTCTCGTTGGCTTTTACAATAGCTAGGGCAGTGTTGTCCAGCCTCGTGTTCTTAACACCGACAGACCCCTCAGCCTCAAAGCCAGCCAAGTCAACCGCGATGTAGAAGTCACCATCATCAGGCTCCTCCTCGTCAAACTTTATCCACTCTTCTTTGAATAACTCCCCACCTGCTGCCTCGAAAGATGCCATAAACTCCTGCCGGAATGCAAATGAGGACATGCTTTTCTTAGCTGCCTCAATCTCTTTAGGGTCAAGTAGCGGGTTGTCGAACGAAGTAAAGTGGAAAGATTTGAAGGTTTCATCGGTTCCTTTTAAACCGTATTGGTATAAATCATAGAAGTGGTTACGACCCATCGGCGTACCAATGAACATCGCTCTCCCCTTCAAGTCAGCCAGAGCAGGTCGAAGGATTTGCTCCCACACCGCTGGCTTCATATCTGCATACTCATCAAGTACCAGAAACTTTAGCGAAACACCCCGCATCGTTTCAGGCCGATCAGCACCTTTGAGACTAATAGTTGCCCCATTGATAAGCTTAATCTGCAAGTTGTTAATATGGCTACCTGTAATGACAGAGTGACCAACCTCAAGCAGGACTTGCCACATGATGTCACGAGCTTGACCTTGCGTAGGAGCAACATAAAATACATGCCCTCTCTGGCTTTGTAAAGCCTCAACGATTAAGCGGTAAGCCGCCAACCTACTCTTGCCTGTGCGCCGACCAGCCGCTACCACATGGAAGCGAGTCTCATCTGCCCACACCTTCTTCTGCCACGGGAGTAATTCAATCTTTAAATCACTCACAGGTTCGCCTTAATCTCTATAGGGTAACATGCAGCGTTGTAGGGGTTTTCTGGGTTTGAGTTGACGTATGTAGCTTTAACAACACACTCATCCAACGTCTTTACCTCATGTTTGCCCAAAATGGTTGCTTCACCATTGGGGGTTAATGAGAAGATTATCAGGATTATTTTTAACATCACTTACCTCTTATAAGGTTAACAAGGGTTATGACACCACCGAACGAATAGCTTATACTACCCTTGATAGCGTTTATCAGTCCCCTGTATATTTCCATTGGGCTAGGGAGAATCCAGCCTAGGATGATTAACAACAGAACCCAAGGTGGTAAACTGTTGATGGTTACGTTGGCGGCGTCAATGGCGGTTTCTGCTTGCGACAGCTTACCGATTTGTTGCGCCTCAACTTTGTTTTCTTTTACGTCACCGACTTGGACACCAGTCTGGTTATTCTCTTTACCAATCTGAGTGTTGGCAGCGACGTTTGTTCCACCACCCATGCCGGGCACAAGTGCGCTTAAAGCAGAACATCCCGCCAAAATACTAATAGAAAGCGCTATTAGGATTCTGGCGGTTTTCATGTGAATAAGGAGCGACCCATCAAGTCTCTGTCGGCTAACAAATCGTCCATTGTTGCGTACTGAGTTTCTTGAGGCATCACCCTAGCCATTTGCTCATAGTCTGGAACTGCGTCAACCCGGCGTGGATCTACTTGTGCAAACTGGTTACGACGTGCTAACATGTTGTCGTAGGCCATTTGTGAATTAGGCCCCCAATCGCCGTCTTGTTTAGCCCCTACCATTTTTTGCAGTGACTTAATGCCGCTTATATCAGAAGGATCTAAACCTCCGGGAATAACCCTATTAAGAGGGGCTATCTGTTCAAAGCGTTGCGTAGGCTGGTAACTAGGGTCAGTTTGATCCCCGCTAGTGGGCTGTAATTGTGTCCTGTTTTTATTGAAATCTGCTGTAAGTTGTCTTCGTAAAGTGCTATCTTTAGATATGACATCTCTCATGCCAATAAGAGATTCAGGAGTTATGTTTACATCCCCTGCCCCTATAGCTGCTTCAACTACCCGGCGAGATACCGGCTGCCCCGGAGCTTTGCCATGATAGTTTGATATTTGTTGTAGGATTGCATTTTTATCCCCAAGCGCTAATGCTTTATTCATTCCGGGATTTTTTTCTGAGTCAAACATTTTTTGACCAAGATTAAAATAAGAAGAGGCTAAAGCTAATTGCGTATTCTCATCTAAAGAGTCTAACCTACCCCCATGCTTAGCTCTAAAGTTTCTTTCAAACCCGGCTACCTTAGAATCTAAAACAGCTCGATCTATTGCCTCAGCTTCTTCAGCCGTAACTTGTAAATTTTTAGCGTTAGCTTTATTTTTATTATTTGTGTAAGGGGACAGTTTTGCTATTAACGTTGGGGACAAACCAAGATTTTTAAGCTCAGCTTCGCTATGTTGTCCTATGTCAAAACCAGTGCCAATAGTAACACCACTTTTTTTGGTAGGGACATAACCACTTAACTTTGTATCTTCAAAGCTTTTAAGGATTGTTTCTAACTTATTCTTAAATTCAGGGGTTGCTACAAATTTAGGAATTTCCATGACCATACTCCTCGACATCCACGATGTCATCTGAACCGGCAATAGACACTGATTCGCCCACACCGGAGATTGTAATGTTAACAGAAGGACGAGAAGACCCCGCCTTATCTTTCTCGAAGTAGGACATTGGAAGCATCCTATCGACCAACAGCTTCCACGCTGCTGCTTGGTTTTTATGTTCATCATCTAACGCCGCATCCAGTATGGAGTCTAACACCTTACGGGATTTAGGAGATGCCATGAGCCTCGCCTTAAATTCCTCTATCGCGCTTGCATCCCCTCTTGGTCTGCCAACGGGTTGCTTGCGGGCTTCCGCTAATGATGCCTTTGAGGGTCTTCCTCGTTTTTTTCCTGAAGGGGTCGCTTGACTCACAGGGTTATCCATAATTGGTTCCTTACACTATATAGTACTCTAAAAGGTCGCTTGTATCCATCTATATAGGTTTATATAGTTGAGTACTCAAGCGTTCCTATATAACTATATAAACTATAAACCTCAAGCAGACTAAGATCAAACCTCCTTAACGTTATACCCTATATAGTGCGTATTATAGCATACTTTTTCAATTTTGTCAAGTGTTTTCTTCACTTTTTTTAGATTTATTTTTAGGGGTTGCCTGAGAGCAACATTACTGTTCTGTCGCTATCGACCTCGACAGACGACAATTCCTTTACTCTGTCCCTAATTAAATCTTGGAGGCTTGGTTATTTTCTTTTAGAATCAGTTGTTTAGGTGTTATAGACTATATAGTAGTAGCGTTCTAATTTAGCCTTATTTTGTATCTGGGTGGTTACCGCTACATTACCGTGCATTAAAACCCCTCCCCCGCCATGGTTATTATGGGGCATGGTTGCGTAGGCTTTGAAGATGTGGTAGTATAAGGGGCTAAGTAGCACCCACTAGAGGGACAATAGGTAAAGACTATCAAGGCTTGGTAGTTGATAAAAACAATTGTCTGGACATATTTATTTAGCTATGAGATACTCTATTCATGGGTTAAGCAATAGGGCATGACCTACAACTGGAGCTAAGACTATGGCAACAACTGAATCAACATCGTACACGGATGACCACTTACGCAAAGCCTACGACATACTATCTGTAGAGTTTTGGGA